TGCTTTATTTCACTTTCAAATAATTTATTATATTCAGATTCAGCGTCAAATGTTTTCAATTCCTCAACCGTTTTATTTTCTAAGCTGTGTGATAATGTTGTTTCAGCAACCATTGAAGCAGTTGTATGCTTTCTCATTATTTCAGACATTTCTATGAATTTCTGAACACTTACATTTACATATTTTTCTGTTCCATTCTCGGCGTAAAATTTCCAATTGCTGTACTCTGTCGACATTAAGTCAGTCATAACTTGTGCAAAGTCTAATTTCTGCCCTTTTGAAATTTTTCCCATTAACCCAAGAATAAACCTTAGAACTAATGAGAACAGTATCTTAGTTATGTTGGACTGGTCTATTGTCCTGTTGTGTTGAAGATACTTAGTCCCTTTCACTTCAAATTCAAAAGGCTTTTTCTCCCTCTCGATTCTTAATTCGTAAAGCTCCTGTTTCAGTTTTTCAATCTTTTCTTCTTTTCTGTATTTGATTTCATTATTTTCAATGTATTCAAATTCAGATAATTCAACTGTCTTGATTTTTCCATTCTCTATCAGCTCATTTTCATCAAGATTGTATTTTCCAGCTTTGTAAAGTTCCTCTTTTGTCGCCTCCCTCAAATCTCCGTTTTCTAAAACTGGGTTTTGATATTCTGTTTCGTTCCAGATGTGGTTTTCTTCATTCCAGTCTGGATAAAATATAGCTGGATTATTCTTAAATTCTTCCAAATTTGTGATTGTTGGTCTTGCTATTATTTCAAGACTTTTCTTGTCATAAATTACAACATTCATTAATCTTTTCCTCCTAATTTAATATCATTGCTTACTTTACCTAGCAATATAGTGCAAACTCCCTTTCAGCTCGTAGTGAGTTTTCCCATTTACTCCATATACATAAATTCCGTCACTACGAATCACAAGCCTGGCGTTTTCTGTTCCAGCATTATTTCTGTTCATGATCGCGTGTTCTGTTTCACGAAAAAAGTCATCAGGAAAGAAATTTTCTTGGAAGTCGGCAATTTTAGTTCCGTCAGTCATGGCAAAACCACTCAAATTTTGAAAATAGACGAAAAAAGTAACTCTTTTTCCTAATCGAAAAAATTTGACCGTCCCGAGATTTGGATTGCTGGCTGAAATCGTTTGCCTGATTTCCAATAAATTTTCCACCTTATCCGAAATTGATTTATTGCTTATCGCTCTAAATTTTGCAGTATCATTATACGTAAGATTGTTATTCTCTATGCATTCATAGTACTTTTTGTTTGCAGTGTCATAATAGAACTTTCCTTTTTCTTTTCTGCCATAATCCTGTAAATTTCCTCCAAATTCTAGTCCGATTATTTCTGCTAGCCTTTTTCCCTCTAGAGCTGTATTTGCAGTAGTTCCTAACATTACTTTTCCTACTATATCGTGAGTTGCATTCGGAACTTTTGTGTCAATTATATCTTTTATTTGTCTTAAATTTACTGTTCCATTTGCATATTCTGTTGCGTTCGGAACATTCGGAATTAATCCTTTTACAGCACTTAACGAGATTATTCCTGCTTTGTTTTCTTCTGCAAAATCTGTTTTTTTAACATAGTTTCTTTCAGCAGAATCTTTTGTAATATACGTGTTGGAGCTATCAATTGTTACATTTAAATTTGCTGACTGGTCTACTACTATAATACATTTTTCCATGATGTCTATTGCATTTTTTCCATTAAAAACTGGAATATAATCACCATCCGTTCCTTTGTTATACGCGTATAATATTTCAGTTCCAAAATCATCCCGGGCGTATATTCCCATTTCAGAAATTTTATACGAATTTGTTATTGCACTTGTCCCGCTTCCAGTTTTATTAGAGACAATAAATGTAAATTCCACATTTCCATTTTCTTTTCTTTCATAAGAATTTACCGGAAATTCATTTCTTTTATCTAACAAATCTGTTAATTCCCTGTCATTTCCTGTATTGTATCCTGCTCCGATTTTAAATTTTGTTACATTTATCTTTGTTTCATTATTCATTGCTCTTGCTAAAAGTTCTCTTCCTTTGTTTGTTATTTCCCAACCAAGATAATTTGCCATTTTTACCTCCTATCTTATTCCTAATGTATTTTTTTTCAATACAACGTTTACGATTCCTACATTCAATTTTTGCTCCATCCAAGGCAGTTCAAAACTCCGTATACTCAATACATTTGTTTTTTGCCTTACAGAAAATATACCAATATAAGTTCCTAAATTCATATTTCTTACAAATGTTATTGCATCAAGCCAGCTTCTTTCGTTTTTGTACTCATTAACAACGTCCAAAACTTTTGAAAAATCTATTTGATTTTTAAGTTCTCCCAAAGTGGAAATTTTAAAATAACCTGGTCGTCCGCCATACTCAAACCATTCCTTTATTTCTGCATTCCCAAAAAGTATTTTACAAATTGCTTTTACACTTCCCAAAGTTCCTTTGTTAAAATGTGCTACAACTGCTATTTTCACAAGTTCTCTTTTATTTTCAATAGTTGTATCTTCTCCAACATAATCAACATGATATTCCCATAATAAATAATCAATTTCGGTTTCTGACAATTTATCAATGTCAAGAAAAAACTTATTCATTATTCTGTTTTTTTGCTGTTTTATTGCATAGTCTATTGATTCGTATATCCATTTTGTTGTGTTATCTGTTAGAGTTGATTTGGCAGCAATGTCAGTCAATTTCAAATCCTGTACTGTTATCATAATTCTTCAACTCCTTGATAATTGTTCACAATTCTATTGTTTATAGCAACTTGATTAAAATCTAATTTTTGGAAAACGGGATTTCTTAATACTACTCTTTTTACTCCAGCTATTTTTAATCTTTTAATTAATTCATCTGGGTTTATATCCTTGCCTATTTTCTCTTTTTGCCAGTTAACATACTCTTGCACTGTCTTATCTACGTTAGATTTTATAACATTTACGAGAGTTTCATTATCCTTTTCGATATAATAGTCAAACTCTACAGAATAATTAACTTTATTCGGCTCTTTGATATTTACTTTATCAGTTAAAGGTCTTATATTTTCTTCATTTAATACACTTTTTACTTTCTCTTTCAACTCCTGACTTACTGTACCGCTAACAGTCCAAATATAAACGTCTACATTAGTTGCAGATGGAGAATGAACTTTGACATCTATGATATCGGTACTGGCTGTTTTAGTCCAGAATATATAAGCTCCTGAACTTCCTGCTGTAGTAAAGCTTTCAGGAATTTCCCTTATTCTCTCTCTGTAGCTTTCATCTACTTCTTTATTTGTCCCTGAATTACTTTCTGTAATGTTTTCAACCTTTGCATAATTAGGAAATATGTCAACCATATCCTTAATTTGCCCAACTGGGATACCATTTCCAATAATTCCAAGCGTATTACATGTAGCTTTTCCGTCAACTGACAGATTTCCTTTTGTTATCTTGTATTCCTCATCTGTTTCAAAATAAAGCTCGTTGTATCTAATTCTTGAGCCTTTTGGGATTACAGTATCCGTTGTTTGAATGCTTGAAATATAGAATCTAAATGTAGCTACTGCTGGCTGTTCGATAAGCCTTTTACCTCTGTTTCCGTAAAATTCCCCTTTTAGATCCAGCCTTTCATCCCTTGCAAACCTTAAATAATTCTGCTTAATATCATCGTTGTATTTTTCTTCTAGTAAAGCCAGCTGATACGCTACTGTACTGAAAATTAATGTTTCTGGACTAGCTTCTGTCAAACTTCTTCCGCTAAGTTCTTGAAACTTATTAATCATATCTCTTTTTATTTCCCAAGCATCGCTATCTATTGCCTCATACTCTTCAAAATCATCCAATGTTTATCACCTCGATTCCTAATTCAATCTCAAAATCATTTTCGAATTCATCTGCTGTTTTTATCTCTGTAGTTTTTAAAATTGCTCTTGGCTCATACTTCCTGAACATCTCAAGCAACTGTGAAGTTATCCTGTTTTCCACAATATTTATATTTTTATCTATCAAGTCGCTGTCAAAACTGAAATCACGATTAAGTGGTTGTTCTTCTTTGCAGACTCTTAAAAGCATTCCAACGTTTGTTATGACTTCCTCAATATAATTTTTTGGAGAATAATTTATTTCTTGATTAGATGAAACATGTATCATTATTTACCTCCAATCTGATTCCTTAAAAAATTCATTAGTATATCTCTATCTGTTTTATCAAAATTTTTAGCATAGTCTATCATTTCATTAACTTTATCTGCCGTAATCATTCCAGCCCTTACTAAATTCATCAGTTCATCAATTTTTGCATCTTTTTTGATTTTTTCAAGCTGACTTAATATTTCATTTTTCTTTTCCTCTGCAATTTGAATAGCTTTATCTACTTTTTCAAGTGTACTGTCTACTTTATTTTTTACTTTTTCAGCAAATTCCTGTAATTTTGTTTTCTGCTCAATTTCAACATTTACAACTTCCACATTTTCTTCTGTGAGCTTTTCCTGCTCTTTTTTTTGAACTTTTAGTTGTTCTATTACTTGATTGTATTTTTTAGGATTATCTATATACTCCTTTAATGTCAATTCTAAATTTATATAATCGAATTCAGAAGTTTCTCTGTTGAAATAAGAATTCTTTTCGGTTATATCTGTTATCAAAAATGGAAAAGCTCCAAACGTCTGTCCTCCTAATGTTAAATAGTCATATTCTCCAAACTCCCACATAGTTTTTATTTTGTCCAGCTCTTCCGCTGGCGTTGATTCAGACGTTAAAGATGAAACTAGAGAAATACCAAAACTCACTTCCGTTAATTCTCTTCCCTGATGTCTTAGCATACCAGGACCGTATATTGCTGTATGTTCGGATATTTTAGACTTATATGACCTGTTTATTTGGTTGTTAATTGAAAACACTTTTTTATCAGATACTTCAAATATTATATCTCCAAGACTTCCTATCATTGCGGACCTCCAGTCATATCTCCACCAGCAGTAACTCCATCGTGCTTATGTATATTAAGATTAATACTTCCGCCAGTTTTTGTCGTTCCGCTGACTTCCAAGTCTCCGTTAATCACAATTTTTTTAATATTCAAAGTCAATGTGTTTTTATCATAGCTCCAGCTTCCACCATCAGAAAAAGTCCTTTTCACTTCAGTTTTACTTCCAGAACTCCCACGCATAGGACAGCCAAGCACTACTCCCTGTTCAGGCATTTCGGAAAAGAATAGGCAATAGACAGTTTGTCCCACTTCAAGCATATAATTGTCACTATGACTTTCTGAAAATGGAACTAATAAATTAAGCCAGTCTGTTGTTTTATCGTCATCGCCTTTTAACAGCACTCTTACTTTTCCAGTTTTTGAATCTATCGCACTTACTTCTCCTGCTTTTAATGTTTCAATCAATTTAACCACCTGCCTTATCACTTTTTTTGTAACAAAAAAATCACAATCAAATTAATGACTGTGATTTTCTTTTAAATATTATGCTCCTTCTTTTTCTCTATCCATATTTGCTTTTATTCCTAATGTTTCTAACAAATTATGAACAAATAATCTTCCTTTTTGCGTCCATTTTGTATTGGGAACGACTTTTTCAGTTCCATTTTTCTTTTTTACCGTTATTGTTTCGCTTTTTGTATACCCTTTATTCATATGTTCCGCATACAATATCCATTGTCCGCCAACTTTTCTTATAACTCTCTGTTCATTCAACGTTTTATTCAACTCGTATGCACTAAGTCCATAATCGGCTGCAATTTGTGTTATTGTCATTGTATCTTCACTTGATAATATTGTATCGACATACTCTTTTATCGGTTTATACTCCGCTATTAATTGCTTTTGAATCTGATTTTCTTCTTCCAGATGTTCAAGTTCTCTTTTCACTTTACCGTAATTGATTAACACTTCTCCTAATTTTTCAGGATTGTTTGTTATTGTATCCCATACATTGTCTGTCATATACATTCCTGTTTTCCTGATTGTCTTTAAAATCTTTTTCACTTCTTTTTTAAAAATTTTTGCATTAGGTTTTGTACTTTGCATACAGACTTCGTAAAATCCGTCTTCTGTTAAGAACCACATATTACGGTTTTGACCTGATACGGAAATTTTCCGCACCAGCTTTTCATCTTCATCTACCATTCTCAACATACTGTTTACATCATAACTTCCATTTGATTTTTTACTATAATCAATCCATTCTGCTACATCTTTTGCTAAAAACAATAGATTTTCAAAATCTCCATATACTCTAAATCTTTTTCCCAAGATTTCTCTTTCATCAATTACTTGTAATTCATTCATTCTTTCGTCCTCCATTATACTATATTTTTTCTTTCAATTCTTGCCACTTTTTCAGCAACTTCTTTTTCGCAGTTTCTTTGAACCAATGTATCTATGTTTGAGCCAGCCTCATAGTATTCTCTTTTTATCGCTCTGTAGTAATCACACAAGGCATCTTCCAAATCCGATACTTTTTCTGTAAAGTCCTTTGGAACAATGGCATATATTTCTTCTATTAAATCAAATACTGCCTTTTTTGTTGAATTTAATTTGTGGCTGTGTTCATCCAATAAACTTTCTGTAATTTCAAATCCTAGTTCTTGTCTAAGTGTCATAAAATTTTCCTCCTAAAATATTTGTTTTTTAAGAGAATATATAGTATAATAGTATTGGTTAGATAGCTATTATAGCTGTATACTCTCTATTCATTTGGATAGAGGGTATTTTTTTATTTATCCAATTCTTTTCCCAAAAGTTCTAATCCTTTTACAATTGTACTTGTCTTACTTAATTTCAAAGTTTCAGATATTCTTTTTAAATTTTCATTTTCGTCTTTATTTAAAGTTATTTCTAATCTTATGTTTCTTGGATTATTACTTTTTGGTCGTCCAATTTTTTTCATTTTCCACCTACTTTCTACCCGTGAATATATTATATATTATCCCGTGTAAAAAGTCAAGAACTTTTTTGAAAATTTTTATTTCTTATTTATGTCAAAGAAATATTTTTCAGATTTTTTAATTATTTCTTTACATCTTTCTTTATTTCTTCCACATAACATTGTTTGTGTCTCTTTTCTTGCAGTTTCATCATTATCTCCAAAATCTTTAAATCCTTGATATAAGTCAAAATATTCTTTAAAATCTTTCTTATCTTCTGCATTTATATTTTCTTTTGGTGATATTTTTATAAAATCAGTACCTCCATTTATCAATCTCATTTGTCCATGTGTTCCTAATAAACTTTTATACATATAATGTTCATCGCTATAAGCAACAACCATTATATTATCTCCTTGAAATCTCTTTTTATTTGCCACTGCTGTATCCATTAAAATTCTTGAAATTTCCTCTTCAGTAGCATTCTCAGGCACTATGATTTGCAACACAAAATCTCCATTTTCTTTATTTTTAGTTACTCTTACCTCATTACTTGGTTTAGTGCTCTCTAAAGAAGTTTTATTTTCTACTTTTTTCTTAGCCAATTCAGCTCGTTTCTTCTCTTTTTCAGCTTTCTTTTTAGCTTCCTTAGCCTCTTTAGCTTTCTTGTTTAACTCTTCTTCTTTTTTTATTGCATTTTTTGTACTTTCGGGTACTGTTATCCCTACTAAAATAAATGCAAACAAACTACATAAAAATACAATCAAAGTCTTTTTCACTTCTTTTGATAACTCTTTTTTCTTGATTGCAAAAGAAAGCAGTTTGATTACCTGAAATATTAAAATTAAAAATAATACTAAAAACAATACTATAAAAATTGTCATAAAATTCCTCCTAAAATTTTTTTGTATATTATACACTATTTCTAAGAGAAATTAAAGAATAATTTTAATTATACCATTATCCAAACTTAAAAAACAAATATTTTAGTTTCACAGTCATTATTCAATTGCCATTGTCCTGTTTTTTGCATAAAAAAATCACAGCTAAATTAATAACTGTGATTATAAATATTTTTAAAAAACTACTCTATTTCCAATTCTTTCTCCAAGGCTTCTTGCAACACTTTTGAAAAATTTATATTATATCTTTTTGCTGTTTCGTTAAGCCAGCTTG